ATGAGGAATTTGATTGCGGTGTCTACGTCCGCGGCACCGTCAACGTTCTCGCCCGTAGCTGGGTTGTACGTCAACGATGGCTGATTGAGCGTTCCCGAGACACCGAACTGTTCGATAAGTGGCTGGGCAACGTCGTCCCGCATGTCTGTGTAGAAGGTCATGTTAAACCCTCAGCAGTCGATTGGATCCGCCTGAAAGGACATAGGGGCGCAGCAAGTTGATGACGTGAGTCAGGTCGTCTGCTCCGCCGAAGCGGTTGCCTGCATCGTACTCAACCTCGATCACGTCAACCTTCTGGCGCTTCAATGCGCGGTCGTTTGATGTTTGAATGCCTTCCAGATCGTATGTGCCTTGGCGATATAGGTCGGCAACGATAAACATTGCCTCCTTAACGCGCGTAGGAGCCTCTGTCTGGCCAAACTGGTAATCGTCGTCGTCATAGGCCTCGAGGCAGGGAAAATGAAGTCGCTGAGCAGCAGTGGCACGAGTGCCGCGGAAACGGTAATTACGCTCGAGATAATCAGTCGCCTTGCGAAGATTGATTTCCTTATTCGCAGACGTATCGGCGGTCCAACCCGTGTTACCAAGATTGGTCCAATAGACATCAGAGTTCGCCTCTGTGTCATAGACGTCTGTCCCTACCGTAATCGCCATCTATGCTCTCCACTTGCCTTCCCAACATGTGACCATCGCTCGCTTGCCGTTGGGATACGTGACAATAAATGAGATCGACCATGAGGACGGTCCCTTTGCGTAGTCTGGATTCATCGCACAAGTTCCCGCGACGTACAAGCCATCTCGTATCGCCGCGGAGTGCATGTGACCGACATTAGCACGACGCCCGATCTTTGACAAGTTAACTACGCCGCCTCGTGCACCATTCGCGCCTAAGTGTCCGTGCATACCGAGTTCGATGCCACCATGCTCAGGACAGATGACGTAGGAGTCGTCCTCGTCTAGGAAGATGAAGTTGTCCAGCAAAGCGTAAGAGTTCAGCACTTCGCGCAGCAAGTGGAAGTTGTTGTCGCGGTTAGCAATGGCCGTGTACACGGCGAGTTGCCATGTTAGGAAGAAGATCGCATTCTCGGGATCGTCGCGGTAGTCCTCCTCATTCAACCACTTCTCAAGAGCCGTGTCATGGTTCGACTCGACTACAATAGATTTGACGTGAGGGCGCCAGGCGTCTTTGTTGAAGAACAAGGCGAGCTCTTCGCATTCGTTGGACACGTTGTCCTTGTCTTCGAAGAATTTGCGGAAGTTGAGATGAGTGTTCTTGCGGTCATGATGATTGCGAGAACGGAAGTCAAGGCAATCGTTGAATACCTGAGTTGATGGGTTCAGCGTGTCGAGAACGTTGCCAGGTTGCACCCAGAACAAATCAACAAGCCAGTCATCGTCTATCGCGTCATAATGAAGGTCTGGCCAATTGATGCACTCGACGGGATGGCCGTGAGTGACTCCCTCGGGAGTAGCGATTGTATCGAAGTCCTGGAACACACCGTCAGAGTCAGCGGACAACTGGCGCACGAACCACGTACCGTCCTCGTCAACCTCGACAATAAGACCACCGTAGACGTGATGGAACTCGGCCTTTAGTCCAGCCTTGCGCTGCAAGTAGTTGCGCTGCGTGACTGTGCCCGTCGTGTAGTTGAGCTTCGCGCCTGTGCCCTTCATCTGAGCAACAGACTCCATTTGCATTTTGACGTGCGGGATGATTGATGAATTGCGGCCTGTGTAGGTTTCAAAGCCGGACAATGGTCTAGCCGCTGTTGGCAAGATGTTCATCTCACCACACCAGACAAGAGAGGGCGCAAGTTCTACTCGCTCGTCGTTGATGAACTCAAGAACCTCGTCTCCGTAGACGAGACCTTTGTATAGGTCTGAGGAATCTTCTTTCTCGTGCTTTGCGAGGAAGGACTTCTTTACGTAGACGAAGCGGGAGATCATAACCTCAACCGCTTCGGTGTCTGGGCGTGAGCGCAAGTCGTCTGCGTATGAAAGCAGAGACTTGAGAACAGGATGAACCTTCGAACTGTTCTGCGCTGATGAAAGGAGATAGTAGCGCTTCTTCCCTTTCGCGGGAAGTGGTCGCTTGTAGGTGGGTCGTTCAAGAACCTGCCCCGTGTACACGGCGCCTAGTTCTTCAATTATCCTCTTGACTCTTGGCCGTGAGGCACCCGTTAGTCGAGCAGTGGCCCGTATCGAGCCGGTCTGATCGTACACCGCTCGGATGCTCTGTTCTTCGCTCAGTTCGTGCATTTATTCCGTCCTTTAATTCGTCGATCGAACCGGCAGTATAGACGCTTTGACGCATGACGACCAGTGCGGCATTAGGATACGCCATGAAGGAGTATGCTCCCACTACAAGTAGGAGAGCTACAATCCAGCACAGAAATGTCTTGGTTACGATACCCGCTACTCCCATGGTCATTGGCGTTGCACCCACGGGATGATTACTTGCCAAATCCACACGAGGCCTGAGGGTACGAGACCCATAAGCATCACGAGGCCAGTCCAACGGATAATTCCGCGAGCCTTCTCTATATCAGTACGTTGCTTGCGCAAGTGCTCTAGATCTTTTCGGAAGGCCTTCGTGGACTCTGGATCAGTAGTGTCCACATCGAAGTACTTAAAAAACTGCACCAGAACCTCTGATGCAGCTTCATGAGCGATCTGAGTAGCCTCTTCGCGGGTGAGACTAGATTCAGGCATTAGTCACCTTTAGGCGCAGGGGAGCGCTTGATGTCCGATGGCTTGACTGGCTCAGAGGGCTTTGCGGCATCTGCAGCGGCCTTTTCTTCGGCTTTCTTCTCTGCTTCAGCGGCCTTCTTGTCAGCCTGCTTTTCGACATCTGCAGCATACTTCTGCATGTCGAGCTTGATCAGCTTACCTTTAGAACGATCGATGGTAGCTTGATCTGCAAGACCACGAAAGGTTTTGCTACCCTTCTTGGTTACTGGAATGAGATCTGTCATGAGAGTATCCTCAGAATTTCTGAATTGGTGGAGAGGGTGATTAGGGGTCCCCGAAGGGACCCCAGATCAGTTAGTCAATCCCTTATGCAGGGTAGACTGTGGTTGCGCGGTTGACGCGAGTAGCAAGCTGGCCATCAAGGACCTGCGTACCGTACAGAGCATCCAGAGCAACGTAGTTGGTTGCAGTATCGCCATCGTAGAACATACGAGCGCGAAGGGATACGCCGGACTCTTCGTCAGTCACTGTCTCGATCTCTGCGCCACGGCCGTCGCCGGTACGTGGGAGCGGAGCAAAGGCAAGTGCGAACGCATTCTTGTGGAACATGATGTTCCGGTAATGCGCGGCTTCCTGGATTGCGTCCAGGTTGTCGAAGGTCACAACAGTCGTGTCCGCCCAGTTCTGACGAGCAGCTGGGTAGAAGGTCAACGTACCTGCGCCACCGGACATTGTAGTGTCGGCAGTCAGGATGTAGGTCGTTGGATCTCCTGCAACGGTGAACGTGTCACCGATCTGCACAGTTTCAACTGTACCGAATGAACCCACGGCTGCGGTCGTAGCGTTAGCTGCAACAGCGGCTGTAAGCGCACCTACTTCGTCGCCGGATGCGTCAGACGCGGTACCGGTCGAAGACATGGTCGTTGGAGTCACGTCAGCGTTCTGAGACACGAAGGTTTCAACACCGAAACGCTGGCCCAGAGTACCACGCATCAGCGCAGCTTCGTTGGAACCTTCGCCGGTGATGCGAGCTTCGTGGAAAATACCCAGGTCGAGGAAGGCGGCTTCCATGCCGGTGTCGATGGCATAATGCAGCATGCCTTCTTCCATCGGCACTTCATTACCGCGGAGAACCTTGCGGGGCCCGGTAATGAATGTGGATGAAGCTGAACCGGAGACAGTTGTCTTCGGACCAACCTTGTTGCCCAGGGTGTAGAGATCCTGATCGATCTTGTCGGCAAGTGCGTAGGCAGCCGGCTTGATGTGATCGTTGATGATCTTCTCGGAGGTGTAAGCCAATTCGCGGTCAGAGACCTTGAACTTCACTTCCTGATGCTGGTCGAGGGTGATTGAGACGTTCTGGCCAACCAGGTCCTGCGCAGTCGTACCAGTGCCGGCAACGTGCTCAGCAGCAGTAAAATGCGAAGGGCGCTTCAGGTTGATCGTGTCGCCCAGTGAGTTACCGGCAGAGTTACGCTCTGCTTCAGCACCGCGGTGAACGCGGCCTGCCATGCCCAGGGCCTTGAAGACCTGGATCAATGCTTCGTTCGCGAAGAACGTCACATTGTAGTTGCCCAATACGTTAGTCATCGAATCTTGTCTCCTTTAAGACATCATTGCGCTCGTCGCGCGTTGAGAAATTACTACCTTGCGACGAGCGCAAAGGTCGTAACAGGTAACCTTATACGTCAACCTTCGACGATTTGCAACTCCTGTCCGGCCTTTTCTGCAAGAGCCTTTGCCTGGCGATATTTTGCCGGGTTACGAGCATCATCACGACTGATGGTGTATCCATCATTCGCTCCGCCTGCACCAGGTCCGCCTTGCGCGCCGGCACCAGAAGAAGACTTGAACCAATGAGGTGCGGTCTCTTTCATGTTACCAAGCCACTCCGAAACAGAAATGGGGGACTTTGCGTCCTTGCCTACAACGATCGTACCGTCAGCGTTCTTCGCCAGTGGTTTGTCGTTCTCGTCGATCTGGAAGACGTTCTTTGCCCGTTGGATCGCGTCCTCAACCGCTGATGGGTTGAGATCATGCTCAGTAGCGGCCTGGCGAACCATTCCGTTGATAAGCATTGTCTTGACCTTCCCGGACAGACCATCGCGATCCTTCGCGAGTGCCTCACGCTCTTCACGTTCTTTGGCCAACTGCTTTTCATAATCCGTCTTCATCGCGCCAGTGCGGCGTTCGAGGACTTCATCAATCTTGCCTTCGGCCATCAGTTTGGTCTCTTCATCATTTTGCATCCGCTCCATGATTGCTTTGACCATCTTCGGGTCCATACCTTCCCACTGCTGGGCGATTTCCTTGTTCTTCTCCTCAAGTGCCTTCTTCTCGGCGAGGATCTGATCACGGTTCTTGGTAAGACCACCTGTCGCTTCCGCTACTGCGGCTGAGAGCAGGTCTTTAACCTCGGGCGCTGATGCGTCGATGGTTACTTCATTTCCATCCTTGTCGAAAAACGGCATGGTTGGGTACTCCTTTAAGGTTTCTACCTATACGCTCCTGCGTACCCATAAACATATCGCATAAGATTGGAAGGTAATCAAGCACCTATAGCAGAAAACGCTTTAACCCAATGCTTGCAGATTTCAGAGCGCACCACGTCATCATCTGAGAAGCGGATCAACTCTGAGCCTGGCACCCATACAGCAGCATGCATAGCCACCTCAAGCCCGTTTACGCCTTCAATGTCTGACTGGTCAGGGTCGCCGCATATGAAGACGCGGGCATCATCGCCTAGGCGAGTGAGGAGGGCTTTGATCTCTGCGGGCGTCGTGTTCTGCGCCTCGTCAATGATCAAGATGGTGTCGTCAAAGGTTAGACCCCTGACATGCTCAATAGAACAGAGCTCAAGCGACTTGGATAAGATAAACTCCTCGTACTTTTTCGCTGAGATGTGCTTCTTGATAGCATCGGTCAGGGGTCGCGCCCATGGGGCGAGCTTTTGGTCAAGGCGCCCAGGAAGGAAGCCTTGGGTCTTTGAGACGCCGACGGTGGGCCGGGCCAATACAACTCTTGCTGTTTGATGATTGAACAGTTGCTCGGCGGCGTAGGTTGCGCATAGGAACGTCTTTCCTGTCCCTGCTGGCCCTACGGCGAGTACTGTGTTTGATTGATGGAATGCCCTGAGTAGGGACTTTTGGTTGTCGTTCCGGGCCGTGATCCTTTCAGGCCTAAAGTTGCGAGTCACTTGGCGTGCTTTTCTTTTTGATTGACGTGGCATTAAAAACCTCCTGGTTCGTTAAGCACAGTCATGCTACAAACCAGGAGGGTATATCTGCAACTCAGTTATTCGCATATTCTGCGAATAAATGTCTTGACGATGTAGCGTCATATTCTTGGTTGTGTAGAATCAAGGAAATGCTGTATTATCCCGGGATGGACATTCACAAGAAATTAGATGAGGCTCTTGCCGAGGTGCGCGAAGAAGCGTTTGCTGCGGGCAAGAAAGCTGGTTACCAAGAGGCCGCTAAGGACGCGGACAATCAGATTCACAAAGCGAAGTTTCAGCACATTGCGCAAGGTCGCGAGAACGCTCTCGACGAAGCACGCAAGCTGCTCGACGAGACACGCGAGGAAGGTCGTGTGATGGGCGTTGAGGAAGGTCGTACTTCTGCAGAAAGCATCGATCAGACTCGCGCGAAGAAGCAGGGCTACAATGAAGGCCACCTCAAAGGCCACAGGGCCGGCTATAAAGAAGGTAGGGGCGAAGGCTACAAGAACGGCTGGAACGATGCAGTTTCAACTCCCGTTCGAGATCAGCGCGCTCGTTAATCCTCATAGATGTCTAGTTGAGCGTGTGCTATTTGCACCTGACCAGAGATGTTGGTGAGTCGGAACAAGTACGTTCCGGTAGGTAATATCCACTCTTCAAATGAACCAACACTGCCGCCGATTGCTTTGCCACCGGAGCCGCCTATGATGATCCCGTCTGCTAGTAGATCGCCATCATCTGTTATAGTAGGGCTTGCGTAGACGCTGAAGTTAGAAGTGTTCGAAGAACTTCTATTCCTGTTAATCATTGTTTGCAGAGTGCCATTGTCGGAAACGGTTGTGTTCTCATATCCTTGGATACGAGCGTCACCTCCGCACTCAGCGGCAAATCTGAGATGCACGGTGAGGTCAGCGGGGACCACTATTAAGACCTCTACTGTCCCGTTGTTCGCAAGGGCCAAATCAACGAAGTCGAGGCTGTAAAATGCGCCTGAGTGGATGCGCTGATGCAC